ATGTTAATATCTCAAAAAAACAGTGTTTACTTCCCACAAAACTACCCAATGAATTTTAGTGGGAAGTTAACAGCGAAAATTGTAATCAAAGACGATTACGTTCGCGCAGATGGCACATGTGCCCTTTTCATGCAAATATTTTTAAATGGTAAAAGAAAGAGACTGCCTTTACATATTTCAAGTGCACCCAATGATTTTGACAAGAAGAAGCAGCGAGTTAAAATCAAATCAGATCATAGTAAAGACTTCAATCTAATTATTGAAAAAGCATTAGGTGATATTAATAAAATCGAAATTGCTTATAGGTTAGGAGGAGAGGTTCTGACAATTGATAAGCTGATGTATGAGTATGAGAACCCAACATCTAGGATTGATTTTATTAAATTTTGGGAGCTAGAAATGGTTAATCAAAAACTGATAAAAGAACTTTCTACATGGAAGCAACAAATGTCTACACTCAAGAAAGTAAAAAAGTACCAGGAGTCAATTTTGTTTTATGAGATAACAGACGACTGGTTAAATAAGATGATTAACCATTTCAAAAAGGTAGAAAAGCACGAGCCTCACACTATCCAAACCATGGTGAAAAACTTTAAGAAATATTTGCATATAGCAAACGACAAAGGAATTGTTACTAATCTTAATTATAAGAACATTCAAAATATTAGAGTGAGCAGTAATAGAGCTTTCTTAGATTCAGAAGAGATAAATAAACTAAATGACTATTATACCTCGGCTTTTATAAACGAAAGCTTAAAAGCTATATTGGGTAGGTTTTTATTTTCTTGTTTTACAGGATTGAGAATATCTGACATTGGACGAATTACAACTGAGAATATAGTTGGAGACACGCTTGTGTTTTTTACTAAAAAGACTGGTAAAATTCAAAGAATACAACTCAATGACGCTGCACTTTCCTACATTGGTAAAGAAAGATTGTTTGAAGGAAAGTTCACAGATCAACATATTAACCAGGAGTTGAAAGTAATTTCTAAAATTGTGGGGATTAAGAAAAAGGTAACTTTCCACGTGGCGCGTCATACATTTGCAACCAACTTTCTAATCTGTGAAGGTAGAATAGAACATTTACAAAAATTACTCGGACATTCTGATATAAAGCAAACAATGATCTACTCTCACATTGTCGATAGTATAACCGATAAACAAATACATAACATGAGCGAGATATTAAACAAAAAGCCACTTCAATAAGTGGCTTTTCGTTTTTATAAACTCTCGGTTTTTGCGGTAATGCGCCACCATAAATCGTCTATTCGTTCTCGTTCTATTTCATCTAGCACATGGTAATTATCATACGCATAAATTAATGTTTGAATTTTTATCGCTTTGAATTTCTCTGCAGATATGATAAAATCCCATCTAAAAGAACTCGAATTGATTCTGAAATCTAACCAGTTTTTAAATTTTGTCTGCGCAACATTTGGAATTAGCACATTAGCATTATGGTAACAAACAGGGGTTCCACCAGGAGCGATTGGACGCATAAAAACAATTCTAAGCTTTGATGGTTCATCGTTAAAATTATAAGCCGTTGTTATTCCGTTTCTAAAAATAACAGGCAGTGGCAAGGCATCAATTTTGATTTGCTTTAAATCACTGTTTTTACTAGCTCCATTTATCGTGATTCCTTCTTTGTTTATGATCGCAAAATCATATCTATAAACAGTGTCGGCAAGACCATCAGCAAATGACAATTCAAACTCTCTGTCTTCGTGGAATACTTCTTCTGGTTCTTCAATCTCAAAATCTCTCAAATCTATTGCAGCTGCTCTATCTAATTTTGATTCAATCAAATTCATATACACCACTTTTCCTATGGTGGTAAAATCATAATTGTGCCAGTTTTTTAAAACGGTAATTAAATCCTTCACCGTCATATCAGGAACTAAACGGTTTAAGTTTATTTCTTTCAAATTTTGAACTGAAATTATAGGAGTTCCATCAGCAGTAAGGTAGCGACTAGGAATCAACTTTAAAGAAATAGCCTCTGGATAATCTTCTGTAGGTGATGGGTCTAAATCTCTTCGAGGTTCAATTTTTACTATTCGAATAACATCACCTGCATTTAGCTCTAAATCTAAATCAATCTCTTGCGTAAAATTATCAGTGTACTTAGAACTTCCTCTATTATCACCGCTAATGTCTAAATTATAGATTTGAGTGGTGTTTTTGTAAATTTTCAGACTAACATCGCTGGCATTGTGTGATGATCCAAAATAATCTTTATAGCGGTATCTCAAACAGTAAGCGCTACCTAAAAGCGTGTAATTTCCTTTGTTTTGAATAGTGACTGATTTATCAAATAAAACGTGTGTAAAATCACTTTTCACATACGCTTCACTATTCCACTCATTGTTTTTATAGGTTAATGAAACATCCTCTAGTGTCGTACGAGTGTAATAATCATCATCCTTAAAGATTAAAGCGTGATTAAACTCATAATCGTTTAAAATATCGCCCGCAAGAGTATATCCAGCATAATTCACTGCTTTCTGGACCACGTGCATAAGATAAGGCAACGGCTGCATAATGTTGTTAATCTTATCTAAGTTGGTTTCAGGAACTAATTCATTTTTTACAAATGTTCCCGCTTTAAATTGATTTATTATTTTACCAAAACCGTTCCAGTCATCCGTTGTAGGGTCGTATTTATCAGTATGCACAGGAGGGAAATTATAATTTGTTTCAGGATACGAACGAAAAATAACAGCTAATGCATCATCGATAATGTCAGGCACCGCTTTTTGTTCTAAAGGAAGCTCTTCTAATTTCATATCAAATGAAGGAAAACCCACAATACCAGAATTAATAACGGCACTGATCAACTTTCCCTTTTTACCTGAGAAAGTCAAAACGGCATCAACGATATCTCCATCAATATCTAAATATCCTAGAAACGTTTTCTGTTTTTTTATGCTGTTATAATGCGCTTCAAAACCACTATTTCGTGAGATGTCTGAATCAATGTAGAGATCAAAGGGAAAAGAGAACTCTGTGGATAAATCATCTTGAAACCATGAATTTTGCTCTAAAAAAGTGACCTTTAAATAAGTCAGGTCTAACTTAAAATTATCGTGGATAAATACTAGCATGAGCGTTTTCTAAGAAGTTAAATTCAATGTCTTGAGATTCCTCACTAGAGGAAGTGTCTTGGTTGGCTATTTTAGTTGTCGTAGCATCTACTTTTAAATAAGGCCCTCTCGCATCATCCATCGATGCCCATACGTTTATGCTAGAAGTCAAAGCCACAAGCATCTTATGATCACTTTTTCCTAGAAAACCAGTATTTATAATCATTGTTTGGCTTAATTCTGCTTTTACTTTTTTATCAAATGCATATCTATTCTTGTAGACTGGTGACAAAGTATGTTTTACAGGAGTGAAAATTCGTCTCCTACCGGTAAATTCAAAAGGCTCAACAGCTCCGTTTTCATTTTCGAATAAAAAGAAAGTGCTTTCCATACCGCTAAAATGCACGAGGTAATGTTGTGTTCTTGTTTCTAGATCATTCGCTAGTATAAGATCGATACTGTCTCCTGGTTGGAAATCATTTGTAAATCTATAGTAAGATTGAATCAGGCTATTTTCATCAGGAGTTAATTGGTGGCTCTCAATTAAGGCATTGTTTTTCTTAATTAGTAGCGTGGTGTTTTCATGGCAAACAAAAGAAACTCCAATAAATGAATCAGGAGTGATTTTCATGATGTCCTGTTGCGCCACAGTCAATAAGGCTAATTGACTTGATGTCACAAACGGCTTGTGGCCCTTAATCATTTTAAAAACAGGAATTGTTCCAGCGGTCAATATCGTATCGTCATTATTATAGAATTTTTGACAAAAATTAATCGTGATTTCTACCGGCTTAATTTGCGATTTCAAGTAGTTAGTATTAAAAGAGGGTACATAATTCTTTAAATTTTCAATTTCGTTTAACAACGCATGTGCAATGGTACCGATATGAAACAATCCTTTTCCTTGAAAAAGCGGAAAATCGTATTCTCTGTTGTAAACAGTAGGAGCATTAGTATTGATATCAAAAACGGTAACATCAACATTCAATTTAAAATAAGTGTCGGTTTTTTTAGTGTCAAAACTCAAGTACTCTAACTCCTTAGTAAAATAAAGTTTATCAGTTAAAAACGGATTGAACAATACGCGCTCAACGCTTAGATTAACAGCTACATTAATAATTGTACTGCCAAATTTAAACTCCAAAACTGTAGAATAGTCCCCATCTTGCTGGCTCTGCTGATTTTTCAAGCTCGCTTGCACTGTAGTGTTTCCGGAACCGCTAGTGGAAGACAGTTGCAACCAAGAAGGAATCAAGCTTGTAATACTCCATGCTCCTGCAGTCTTAACGCTGATAGGTTGCACAGTTGTTTTTATAATATTGCTGTTTATGTCAAATAACAAAGCAGTAGGCGATACGGAGTGCGTAGGTTCAACTGGAGGAGTGATTACTACGGTTTCATTTGTTATGGTGATAGTTGCAGGAGCAAATTTAGAAACAACTTCAAAAACGGCATTATCAAAGTCTGCAACGATAGTCACAATACCTATTCCTGAATCCTCTGAATCATTGACATTAAATACAAAAAACTTATTGTCTTGATTATAATCAGCTTCAACTGCAGCGGAATAAAAATCACCAACAGAACCAAGAAATCGATCATCACTTGTGCCAGTACTAGGTTGGAAATTAGGCAGCGAACATTCACCAGCATAAATTCTATTTTTCACAAACCGCTCATTAATATTACGGCCTGTTTTAGTTTCTCTTATATTAATAAAATCATTAGTGTTAGGTACACTGGTGAAATCTATTGTGATTTTTGATTTTGCCATTATATTTTTGAGTTAGATTCAATTTTAGTTAATTCTTTGATTTTGTCTCGTATTTTTTTTGCCGTTTTAATATCGTTTTCTAGATAAGCAATTAAACCATTGCTTTCTAATCGCTCTAGAACTGCCGTTAACCTATTAATTACGGCACCAGCACCATTTGCATCTTGCGTGCTTGCAGTAGAAGAGGCTGTTGCATTGCTCGTTTCCTCTTGCTGATTAACTGCAGGCTGTTTACCTGTTCTTTTTGCCTCTAAGTATCCTACAATGTTTGGCACTACAGGATCATTTGAAAAGAGGACTTTTTTAGGCACTACATATTCATCATAATGAACAGGACCGGGACTATTTCTTTCAGGACCAGAACCGGTATAACCACCATCATAGAATCCATCTTTACTAGGCAAAGGTTGTGCAAGAGCTAGACCTAATTCTATTGCTCCCAATGTAGCAACAACACCCGCCCATGGAACACCAAGGATGAACCCTCCTTGCGCAAGAGCCTTAGAAACTCCTATGGCAGTATTCATCAGAATACTAGCAACTGCCATTATTTTCTCTCGCTTAGCCTGTTTGTATTCTAACTCGGCTTTTTTCTTAGCAAGGTCATTGTCTAATTTGGCTTTTCTTGCGGTATAAATCTCTTGAGTAATATATCCTTTATCAAGCTGATCCGTTAGATCATTTTGTTTTTGGCGATTTGCAGCTTCAAACTTTTGTAGACTTCTCTTTTCTCCCGCTTCTAGGAACTGGAAGTACTTTCCAAAAGCATTTTGAACTGCTCCTACAACTAGTTCTACTGCAGCAATCTTTTCTGAAAAGGTGTCTAAACTCTCAAAAGTGGTCTCCCATTGTTCAGGAGTAAAACCTAAGATGTCTAATCCAGATAAGGATTTGATATCGCTTGATGTATCTGTATTTGTATCACCTTCACTACTTTGAGCCACTTTTAAAGCAGATAGTTTAAGTGCTAAATCATCATAAAACTTTAAAACCGCTTCCCTTTGCTCTGGTGGTAACGTCGTGTTCTCCAGCATTGCCTTCATGACAATTGACAAGTCTGTCAAGTGCTGAATTTGCAATTGTATTTGTTCTTTCTGGAACTGCTCTTTTATCTTTTTCTTAGCCGTTTCAAGATCTCTCACCTTTGACAACTCATCAGCATCTAAGTACTGCCCTAAAATGGCCTTAGCAGTGGCAAGATCAGTAATACTTGCTAATTCATTATTTTGCTTTGTTTCAAGTAGCTGTAAATCTCTAGCAATTGCAGCTTGTTTTTTATCAAAATCTACTTTTAAATATTTCTCTTGAATGGCAGCAATTTTTAATTCACGCGTTTCTTCTAGCGCAATCAAAGTATCATTACTCGCAGCAACAATGCCTTGACGTTCTTCTAGTTGTTTTTTAAGCGTAGGCAAATCAGACGATGCCGTTTTCTTAGAACCTACAGCCGTTTGCAGTCCAGCAATAGCGTCTTGCTCTTTTTTAATATTAGCTTTTAAATCCTCGATTTTTCTATCATACTCAACATTTACCACCGCTTTTTCACGGTCATAATCATCAGCAATCAAGCCTAAATTTAAATCCTGTGCATTGCGTTTTGTCGCTAACAATTCTTTTTGCAAGTCCTGTTCTATTTTCAAAACCTCCTTAGCGTGCTTTTCTGCTTCAGATAATGCTTTAGCTCTTGCTTTTGCACTGCCATCATCTACTTTTAAGCCATGATTGTTTCTCACAACCAATTCCTTAACCTGATAGTTTTTTATAGCTTGTAGTTCAGCTTCTAATCTTTGTTGCTGTGCTTCTTGAGCTGGTGAAGCATCCCAAGAACCTGCACCCGCAGCTGATAATGATTTTCGAATAGCAGCAATGCGTTCCTCTCTCACTTTTTCGAAATCATACAAGCTTCCCATTGATTTTTTACGGGATTCAACGTATTGTTCAAAGTTTTTAACTTGGTCAGCAGTATTAAGATCAACGCTTTTTTGGTTAGCGGCCTTGAGTAACTCTTCTCTTGAATTAAAAATAGCCTTTGTCAACGTCCAGAATCCTTCAATAACGGTATTCAACGCAATCATTGCATTGTTTTTCCACTTGGCGTAACCGTCTGACTTCAAAACATCTTCTTGTGCTTGTGCTAATTCTTTTTCAGAATCAATCAAGTCTTGAGCCGCTTGCTCTACTTCATTAAGGGGTTCGATTTGGTTTTTTATAGATTCTCTAACCGCTTCAAATATTTTCAAGGCACCACCCGCATCTTCACCAGCACCTTTAAATAAATCAGCCGTTAATAATTGCGCTTGCTGGGAATTCAATCCTATATTTTTTGCTTCTGTGGAGATCAGGAATAACGCTTCTTTCACTGATACAGAACCATCTTTAATTCCTTTGAATAACTTGCCAGTAAATTCAGGTCCAAAAGCATTAGTCAAAGCGTCTTGAGCTGCTTGCGTTTCCTCAGTGATTGACAAACCAAATTCCTTAATCGCATCAGGAAGTTTATCAGAGTAAATTCCAAGATCAATACCGGTATTTACTAAGTTTTGAAATTCTTCTATCGAATAGCCTGCTGCAGCAAAAAACACTGGATATTCCTTCATGGAATCAAGGAACTCACCATTTGCAGCGCCTCCTTTAATCAAGCCGTTTTCAATGCGGTCTAACGCTTCTACATAAGAGATATCAAATTCGTTTACTAATGCTCTAGCCGTTTCTAAAATGCTATTAAAATCTTGATCAAAGGTTTCAGCCATTGCCTTAGTTCGCACGCGCACAGCATCGAGAGAGTCTCCAGATAATTTAGTAATACTCGATACAATTTTGTTTGTTTTTGCAGCTTCATCGTTGTACGATGCCCACGCTTTAGTAGCAACTCCTATCCCTATCAATCCCGCAATAAAAGCACCTACTGGTGTGGCCACAAATGCCCACGCTGCTTGAGTACTTGCAACAATAGATCCTCTTATACCAAGTAAACCCGCTTGAACGGCTTGCATGTCACCAGAGGCAATCCCGCTAAGCAGGTTAGTGAAATTTTCTCTTGCAGCGCCTAGGTCTTTATTAGTTAATTGTAGCTCGTCATTAAAATCAGACTGTCTTGCTTGAAGTTCAGAATAGGTGTTTTGAAGAGCACGCAATTGTTCATCATAATCAGCGGCACCTCTATTTAAGTTGCGCATTTGATTGCGTGTTTTTGTTAATTCCTTGTTTACACCAGATAACGAATTAATGACCTCGCGATCGTTTATGTAGATGTTTAACCGCCTGTTTATGTTTTCTCCTGCCATTAGAAATTGATTTGAGAAGTGATTTGTGTGATTCTATTATTTCCAAGGTCAGTAGCAAGTGTTTCAAGAGCTTTTGTTGATTGCAATGCACGTGCTATATGATTATAAGCTGCGTAATTACGGTTTTTATTGAAAGCTTTTACTTGACCTCCAGTACGATTGTATGATGATACTTGAACTGTCTTTCCGTTTATATGCCTGGTGAATCCTTTCACATCTGCACCTTTACGATTAGTAGCTCCTTGTGTGCCTGACTTGGTAGAGCCAAAATGTGACTGAAAAGAATAAGCAGGTTGGCTGATTACCAGGCGATCTAATCGAGCTTCTTTATAGCGAGCAGTAACGGTAGATTTCTCCAATTTACCGGAACGGCTTTTAAATGAATTTCTAATCAACACCCTAAAATCATTTCTTAAAGTAGCAGCTGCTTTTCTACCTGCTTTCCTTTCTTCTGCTTCTTGGTCTAAATTTGTGATCATACCTTTAATTTTGATGCAAATTCCGCATAAATGAGGGGTGAGAAAAGGACATAAAAAAACCACTCGATTGAGTGGTTTGCATTTATTTTTAAATAGATTATTCTTTTTTTCTTCTAAAGTACCAGTAATATTCCATGGGTTTTTCTTCTTGTGGTTCATAACCTAATTCAAGTAAAGCTTCATAGACATCATTATATTCTATTTTAGGTAAAATAGAAAGTAACTTTTCTGTAAGTTCATGAGTTGTGAACCTGAATTCTTTACTAATCAAATCTGCAGGAGCATACATTTTAGTAATGAGTTTTTTAACCTCTTCTTTGTAGAATAAAATAAGCGCCATATTACATCAGATTAATTATATAAAGGGATTCTCTTTACGGTTGACCAATCATTGCGAGGAATGAAACTCGGACTGTTTTTTTTCCAGATACCCGAATCCTGAGAACCCCAATATTAAATGAATTAATATGGAGCACTCCTCGCTTATTTTTTAATGATTGGTCAGGGCAAATATAGGAATAAGAGGTGATATATACAGCCGTTCATTCAAAGACAAGGCCATTTAATTAAAAAAGGAAATATTACTTAAACAAATTACGTTCCTAATGTTTTGTACCATTGGTCACTATAACTCAATTAAGTAATTTTCTTTTTTCAATGTCGTACTCCTCTTCAGTCAAAACGCCATCGTCAAATAATGCTTTCAGTTTCTTCAGTTCGTCAAATTTACTTGACTGACTAACAATTTGCGTCTCTTTAGAGTTACACTCTTTGATTTCGCATGTTGCTATTGCTTCCTCTATTTCAAGAGAGTAATTCGTTATATTTCCACCACCTACTGTGAAATATACTTTCTCGGCACCTTTGAATTTTATCTTCTTTATTTTTTTTACAATAACATTTAATCCAGAATAGGCAGATCCTATTTGAGTTGCGGATCCGGCCATTATACCTGCCATTTTTAAATAAACAAAAGTTCCTTGGATACCTGAACCGCGTCCTAATGATATAGAGTCACCTTCTTTGTAGGTGATTCCATTTGAAGCGGTGTACTCTTCGATTCTATTTTGTGCACTTGCAAAAACAGAAAACATCAGCAATAAGAAAGTTGCTTTTTTCATAGTTATAATTATTTGATTATTATTAAATATAAAAACCTACACGAATGTAGGTTTGGGGCATGTGTTTTTTGGTTATTTTATATTCTCTAGCAATTCGCTAATTCCTAAAAAAGCAGGTGTCAACTCCTTTGCGGTATAATTATCGGTTTCGTTTTCGGGAATGTTAGACATTGCCATGGCAAACATTTTGTTTAATCCCATTTTAAAAGCACCCACGGTTATATTACTATGTGTAATAGGTGCTAATTTCTTTTTTTGTTTCTTACATTTTTTAATCAAAGCTTCTTGAATACGGCATAATTCGGCTATTTTCTTTTGCTCATCTGTCTCATGGAGGGCAGTGTTAAACTGGTTTTCTAATTTACTGATCATCTTTACATATTTTTTTTAATTCGAGGTCTACTTTGCTTTTTAAATCGAGTACTTCTACGTGGTAGGCTAGTTTTTGTCTAGCAAATAGCACGAGTGCAGATACAATGGCAGTGATAAAAAACACCACCCAGTGATCTAGTTTTCCTTCTTCTTTTAAAGCAAAATCATCATCAAATAAAATAATTATTTGAAATACGTACATTCCTATAGGTATCATTAAAACTTTTATCCACCATTGTCTGGAGGTAAAGAGCCAAATTAAACAGAGATACAATGGAATAAATTTTTGAGCCAAAACCCACACAAATATTGAGATGTTCTCATAATAAGTACTAGTGTAAGTAAATGCAAATGTTTCCCAACTTTTTACAGCTGGGAAACATAAATAGCAATATGCTAATAGTGGAACTATAGCAATTAAAATGGCAGTAAAGGTATTAACCGCCAGTTGGCGGTTTAATTTTAGTTGGGTCAATTTCGACATGATAAAATTGATCGGTGTTTGCGTTAATTAATTCTGTTTTTTCCTCTGTGGTATTTAAGGGTTCAGCTTCACAACTTACTAATAGAATTGCTACTACTGTTAAAAAGAATAATTTGTTCATGGAATTAGATTTTAAAATTAATGAAAAATATGTTTGCGGTGTTAAAATTAACTAAATAATTAAATTGTTTTTTTTATTATTCACAAAACATTGCGCCATCACTCCATTTGTCTGGGTTTACCACCAATGGTTCTAGTGTTTTTAATTCGAAAGAAAAATCCATTCCCCAGAAACCTATAGCTTCTTCATTGCGAATAGTGGCCATTGTCACCGACTCCTTAACGAAGTTGTTGTAAAGCCAGCCAATCTCTGGCATTTTACTTTGAATGTTTATTCTAGACAAAACCTCTAAACCAATAGCTTCACATTTATCGATCGCATCATCCTGCCCCCGATAATCATCTAATTTCACACCAGGTATTACTATTGAAAAAGAGACGGCACGATTATTAAAGGTACGCTGTTCATTACCGGATAATTTTCCGCTATAGTCATAAAAAACTAGAGTGGTCCTCAATCCTAATGTACTGTCGGATTTACTACCAAGCTCAGAAGGAGAGGTTCCGCAGTAATCGTCAATATCGAAGTGCTTTGTGGCTAAATCTTCAAAATAAGCGTTTACTTTTTTATAAGATAAAGGTCTAGACATAATTATTTATTTAATTGGTTTTTTCTTTCTAGCTCTTTGCTGCGCACTATTTTTTCATCTAATACGGATAAGAAAACAGCGGCATACACTTTTTCAGTCTCCTGGTGATTGCCAAAAACCTGCACATCATCCATTGCCATTGATTCTATGATCTTTGAAAATGGTTCGTAAGGCTTCTGTTTTTTTACTGGTTGTTGTTCTATGTCTTCGACATTGTTGTCGGTAACTTGTTTAGGTCGTGGGAATACGTTTGGATTTCGATTAATAAAATTTTCACGGCAACCAGAATACGCGTGTGCAATCATAAATTTTACAGCAAGCGGAATCTTATCTGTAATGCGGGCATTATGCTCTAGTAACAAGGTTGAAAAAGGAGCACGGATGTCTTCGCGATTGTTTCCCTTCTTTTCCCGGAACAGTATTGCGGTGAGTCTATGCAAGTCAGCTACGTTGTTCTCAGTGGCCCATTTGTAATAAAACAAATCAGCATAAGAGAGTTCTTGAATAGTAACGTTTGCCAGCCTAGCTGCGGGACCATAAACAGTTTTTCTAAAAGGCCACTTGCCACTTTTAATTTTGGAAGGAAAACGAGTGAGCAATTCTTTATTATCAAAAACAAAAGCCGTGTATTGCTCTAGCTCAGAGAACGGCACATCGCTCCATAACAAGACTGCCTTTACAATGTTCTTTATAGTGAATTTTGGAACGAGTAACACGCTTAAAACGGCAAGTTTGAATGCTCTATTACTTATTTGTTCGTTACGTGAATTAAACATAAAACGCCCCATGAATCTAATTTGCGATTCAGTGAGGTCGTTCCATTTTTGTGGGATGTTGTAGTTTATTCTCATTGAATATTGTTTTCGCTTGCTCTAACTAATTCTTTCTCCAGCTTCATCACTTCTACGGTGAGTTTGCCAAACTTGCAATACATGGCATCATTTACCACTGCTAGTGATTCTATATCAGACCAAAGTCGCGCTTTTTTTACTTTTAATGAACGGAGTTTTTCTGTCATGATTGTGCTCTTTTTTTATTGATATAGTGTAAAATAGGTTCGTTAAATACTACTAGTAAAGTTACTCCAGCAATCAAGAACAACCACCATAGTGACCAGCCACTAACGGCTTTTTTATCAACATTTTTGCTCTCGCTTTCCTTCTTGATTGCTTCTTGTAGTTTTTGTTCTAAGGCTGTAATTCGATCCTCTTGTTTTTGAAACTCAATTTTATATTGCTGATCAGTACTCTCGGTTTTCTCCGTGTTTTCTTTTTTGTCTTCAGTGCTTGTAGTTTGGGTACGCTTGAGATTATTAAAAACGGTTTTTTTACCATCAGCATCTACAATACTGGCTTCGATGCTAGGGTCTACCGGTTCCCAATTATCCACGGTGCTTGTGGCTTTGTTTTCTAGCGTAGCCTTTGTGACTGCATTTGTTTTTAAAGAAGCAGTGGCAACATACTTCTCTTGAATTTTTGCAAACTCATTGAATAATGCAGCGTAATCGATTTTAGCACTTTCAGAGGTTTCTTGCCTGTCAGACTTTCGAGCAGCGCAGGAACCTAGCGTAAGGAAGGCCACCATCGCGACTAAGATTATTTTAGTTTTCATATTAAAAGAATTGAGAACGTGAGATAAATGTTTTAGACAAATCATGTTTGATAATTTATGGGAGACCAATCACATTGACTCCAACTTGAAAAAAGAGTGCAACTATTAATTTTTTCATAAGAATACGATGTTAAGCAGCAGTACTGAATTCGCGATCAGCAGTAGCCATTTTTGTGTGATAATTATTTTTAAAATATAAGGGTCCATTATACTGTGCAGCGAAAGCAGTAAAATCCTTTGCTCTTAATTCGTCATCAAGATGTGAGGCCATGATGTATTTTACAAACAGTTCTAGTTGTGCCTCTTCGCTTTCCATCATTTTATTGACAAACTCCTGAATAGACAAACAACCGCACAATTTATAATTGAATCCCATGATCTGGAAGCGTCCCCATGAAGATGCCATTAAAGCAACTTCTCTATTGATGGCAACGGCTCTTTGTAGCTTAGCATGTTGCTCGCTTTCTTTGCCGTAGGGTTTTGTTCCCCATTTAGGATAGCAAATATCAGAGAGTACAGGAGTGATATTAGCCTTACGCAAATACTTGTAAAACACATGCGGTTCAAAAAGTATTTTTACATCTCCATTTTTCAAAAATCCTGAGCCACGGCTTTCCACCTTATCAACGGCTCTAATGGCAGAAACGGCACAACCTATATATTTTGCTGCAGCCGTGAATGATTGTAATGAGATACCTAGTTTCATGAGTCGGTTTTTTTAAAGTCAGTTACTGATTCTTTTATTTCGTTAGCTCGGCTTACTGCTTTTTTCAGGAGTGCCCAAACATCACGTCCAGTGGCTTTTTCAAAGTTTTCTTTAATGGATACGCTTTCGATAAAAATTAAAAGTATGGCACCAATTTTTGTACAGAAGAAAGAAATCGAAAACCAAAATTGAAAAAACTCCGTAAGGATAAAGAAATCAATAACGTAGAGACATATAATACACATTTGGTACAATAGCATCTTAGAAACTATTTCGCTTAAGCGCCTGCTTGTAACGTATTTCCAGCCACGTACTCTAATCGATCTATAAATACCAAAACCAGTATCAAGAACAATAGCCGCTCCCACAGCAAGCATCAATCCAGTGATGGGGGCAAAGAATAAGAAAGTCGCTGTAAGGAGGTAGATTATTGTTGTTTTCATTTGTTTTTACTTATTAAAAATTACACTACTATCTTCTTTTCTGTATAAATGCTGCATACATATTTGACATATTAGTATAACTACTAGGATGTATGCTATCTATAATATAACCATCTGAATTTTTAGCTCTATCAGTATCATTATTTAAAGATGAAGCTATATCGACTACATATATTTTTTCATTAATTCGGTTATCGAAGCTAGATAATAAAACTCTCCTCATTTCAAACATACATCTGTTTTTATAACTTCCAAAATCAGCTAGTAAATTATGGTCGTCACTGAATAAAGGGACTAAACTGATGCATATTTTCATTAATGGATTAGCTATTCTTACTGACGTAATAAATTGATTAAATCTAGCTACTGTACTAATATTTAAAGGCTCTAATTCATTTATGTTTACTCTTGAATAATCGTTATTACCAACTAATAATATAGCTATATCAGGAGTAGATATGTTCCAAACCGTCAAATATCTAGAGTAATCAAATGTAAAATTAAGTACACTTTCAGCAATAATCTCCCAAGAAGAACCATTCCATTTTTTATAGTTATTTTCAGAGTAAAAATACATGACATCGTTAGTATTAGGTATTAATTTAACTCCAGTTGTTGGGTTAAACCCTCCTATTTCCTCAGCTTTAGGAACTAACCCACCGTCAAAAGACGAATTTGCATAGGCAGATATCCAAGCTCTAGTACATCCATAATATTTATAACTGTAGTCTGATGGGTGTAAAAATGGAGAAAAACCGCCAAAAGTAGATGGACTATGTATTAAAGTAAAATAATACTCAAAAGTCCATCCTGGTCTGCCTTCAATATTTGGAGATAATGCATTATTCATATCAGACCTCATAGTACCTACAGTACTTGTAGATGGACATTGACTAAGCATACTAGACCAAAGAGAAGAACTACTACTTAAAGAAGCTCCAATTGTAGCTATTTTCAAAGCTCCATTATTCAGCGACATATTAGCGACTTCTACTCTAGATTTTTTCACTTCTACAATGTTGAAATCTTCATCATATCTTTCAATAGAAATATTTAAAGAATTACTTTTATTAATTAGAAAGTAATCTTTGTAAGGTCTCAAAGTGTCTTTGTCGTAGGGTTCAACTCTACATACTGTTTTTAATTCTCTCTTGAGAAATGGAGACGTATCTATTCTAGTCTGTACAGGTCTAACATACATAAAAGACGGTACAAGCATCTCGTTATTCATATAGGGCACAGCTTTAACTACTTTAGAATGTTTTAAATCTAAATTAGAGCCTAATGAAAATTCCTTAAAAATAGCTGGTTCAGAACCTTCTATTATTTGAAAATTATACTTAAAATTTCCAATTGGACTATCTCTATACTCATAACGTATGTAGTAAGTATTTGATAAAGTGGTGACTTGATATATTTTAGACGCTCCAAAATCGCTATTCCTTAACCACACTCCGTTAACATCAAATTCAGCTAAAATCATTTTACCAACAGAATTAGCCGAATATAAAGTGCTTGGTTTAGCTCTAATTAAATCTTTAGACACTGTGTATAATCCTGTTTTTATATTCCCATCAGTATCTATTGCAGATGTAGACACAAAATTATTTTTATCTACATAATTAAATGTAGGTATATAATCAATTGATGGTAGTACAGTATCTTTTATAGTATATTCTTTAAAAGGAGTATAAACAGTTTTTACCGAACCATTTTCAAATTGAACATTAGACAATACATTACTACACGCTAATCTAATGTATTTAGCAAATTCACTTGTGACTCTAGTTTTTAACTTGCTAATATCCTCGCCATAAACAACTTTATCCAACTCCCCATACTCTACGTACTTTATATTCCCGCTACCGCTTAATGTGTAACTTTTATTAGGTTCTACGTAAATTTTATCTGTAGTGTATTTATTTATGTTTGGAGTTGAAAAAGACCCATCAGAAATATTTAAGTCAAATCCATTAACTAAAGTATTTGTATTTACTAAGTTATTGGAATATACTTTATTTTGTTTTGTATTCTCTAATACACTTACGTTTGAATTTAACAAATTTATACTCTTAAAATTCGTGTATTTTTCATAAGGTAAATTTATAGTCCCTTTAACTACCTGAAAATTAGAGTCTGAAATATTATACCCAAATATCGCATAAGACGCATTTGATTGATAAGCAATTTGAATAACACCATTTACATAAGTTGTTACAATACTCGAAACTATAGGATTATCATTTACATCAAATAAAACAGCTTTTCGAGTAGCAGAACAAATAAAATTAGATGTTAAAACGTCCCCTAAAGATATTTTTATTTTCCCAGAAACGCCATAAGAATAAATAGAGCTAGATAAAGTACCATCAGAGTTAATAACAAAACCATCCTTTTTCTCAGATGAGTCAAATAAATTTAACCCTCTTTCTTTGTCTAATTTATCACTAAATTTTAATAATTCAGATTTTAAAGCTTCGGTATTAACCTTACCGCTTAATTCATCTAGCCATTTACTAGAAGTCGCTGGCACATCAGTTGATAATGTAGCAGATGTAGCTTTCCAAAACTTACCATTGTAACTAACTTTTTCACCGATTAAATAAGCTTTAGCTGTCCAAGTTGGAAAAACGCTTATATCAGTTTTTTTAGCATACAAACTCAAATCAATCAAAGAATTAATCACGGTCCAAACACCTTTTTTAAGAGTAAACAAAACATATTGATTGTTTAAGTCAGCTACTTTGCCTCCATGATTGGGATAAGTTCCTGAAACTTTAGGTAGGTACACACCATCCTCAGTAGGCGTAGGGTCAGTTGGAGAGACTGCCCCCCTCCATATCTTATCTACAACAGCGTCTTCCGCTCTTTTAGCTGCATCAATTGCTTTTTGTGATGAATTCTCATCTACGGTGATATTAATTATACTCATCTTGTAGCCGTCTTTTTTATCGTTATTTTTCCTTCTAAATAATATTTTTTAATCGTTGCCTTCACCATCAACACATCGTAGTAATACACATCATAAGTAAGCTTGCTTGCTTGCTCATTTGTGATAGTGACTAGCAGTACGTTCTTAGTAGTACTGGTGATTGTCAATCCTGCACCAACGGTAAGTTCGATAACTGCATTTGCTGACTTAGAATGCTTGATTTGTAATTTGATTGCTTCAAATAGTGATAGATCAAGAGGAGCGGTGTCACTATCAAATCGCAATTCAAAATCTTTGTATGCGTTTTGAAACAAGGTAAAATCATACTTGGCGATTGTAGCCTTTGTCACCACCTTTGAAATCTCTGGAGTCACAGATATAGGTCTGAATAAAACATCATCAGACACTTCTTTACTGATGCAAGAAAGAGTACCTGCTTCGGCTAATTGTTTTATGAACAATCGCTCTTGCTCATTTTCTCCTATGAGTTTGATGTCGTGAATGCCATTGGCTGTGGGTACTCTTAGTGCTTGCATTAGTTTTAATTTTTATCAAAAATAGAAGTTGTGACTTGGTTTAAAAAGGACATGGTTATAAGTACAAACCCGACTTTCTCTTGATGATTTTATCGGCAATTCCCTTTTCAACTTTGTCTATATAGTCTGGAAATAGTAGTGGATTAGTGACGATTAATTTCTTGAGTGATTTTAAATATTCCTCACCTGCACGTTGTCTATCACTCTTCAAGTCATTGCGGTCCTCTTTGTCTAGTACCTGTTGTTTATCCCATGGCATTTGCTCGCTTGCTACTGTAAAAGAGCTATCTGTAAAATCAAAGGTTCCGGTGATTGCTGCCTTAGCAACGGTAAATGCAACAACAGCTTTCCTTGCGATTTCTTGAGCATCAATTATGATCGTTTCTGCTGAGTTTGTTTTTAATAAGTCCAGTGTTATTGGCCCCAACATTGCTTTTAAATATTGATCCTCTACTTCACGCATGTATGGTTTCAAGGCAAGGAATGTTTGTCGGTTATTTTTGATTGTAAAGTGCTCATTGAATTGTGCTGTATGTTGCACAATCAACTCTTTGAAAATGGTATAATATTTTGAATCTTGCCATTCAGTGAAGACAGCTAAGTTCTCTTCCATGATTTGGAAAGCACTGTCAAGGTCTTCGTTGTATGTTGAAAGAAGGGAGCGGGATAGATCGCGCTTGTCTTTCCAGTCGGCATTACTAGCTTCTTTATTTTCAGAGGTCTTAGAACCTGAATTTGTAATTAAAACATTGATGGTAGGCAAGGCGCGAAGGAGTGCTAAATTAGCAACTGCAGATTCTAGCAACCCTTTAACCAAGTCGAGAGGGTCATTACTGTCCTCCTCAAAGTTATGTATGACTAGTGCATCATATTGCTCTTGACCTATTAAGTCTAATATTAGTTTGCGCTCCACACGTTTTGCAAAAGGCATCACTTTTAAAAAGTCGAATTGAGCAGCAACAACTATGTGTCTTTTAATGTCGGTGACATCGTTTATTAGTCTTGCCATTTTATTGATGTATTATATTTTCTTGACCACTTGGATTTTTGTCTAAGGTTGTGAGGTTTACTCCAGAGAACATACCTATTAAGGAGCGGTCCCAACCATTAAATGAGCGGAGGAAGTTCCAATCATCAGAAACGTAGACGCGCTTAGGAACGAGAGAAGCGGACAATACGGTGTAAGCTTCACGAATATTAGAACCGGAACCGCCTAGGTTTGATCCTCCTGGTGTTCCTGCGCCAATGATTGCAGGATTGACTCCAATAGCGAAAAGAATCTCTGAGTTAGCTGCAGAGGCATCTACATTGTATGCGCCGTCTTTCAGTTTGTCATCAATAGGAGTGACTTCAATTCCTTTTACAAACTTGCCACCCTCTTCAAATATTGGGGAGATTATGGAGCGTCCAGCGGCTTTATTTCCTGACAAATGACCATCAATGGCAGCTGAGAGTTGTTCTCTCATTTCCTGACGTTTGTTTGCGTCAAAATCATCCCATTCCTCTTTGTAAAAATTCTCAAAGTAATAGTCAGAAACGTACACAATGAATTTCATGTTCACTTGGTTCTCGAAAAAAGCTTGTTTGAATTCAGGAACAGAGTTAGCTACATCCATCCAACCGTTACGATCTACAGCGTGCCAATGCGTCTTTGGATAATAGTTTTCGTCTGTGTAAGCATAATTTGATTTGGTACAAAAATTATAAATACCTTTTTCTTTGCAAAGGCTTTTGATGTCCTGAGCGGTCAAGCGATCTTTATCAAAGTAAGCGATTGGAATATTGTATTTAGGATTTGCAGTAGCCCAATCAGTATTGATTATCACACGCGGAATGTCACCAGCGGCATTCATAATTTCAAAACGACAATGTGCCGCTTGTTGACGAACAACTTTTGTTAATTTTTCGCCATTAGCAGAAACCACCCATTCTGTGAAAGCAATTTGAAAGAGAGAGAGATCGGCAATTTTTGCAATCCAATATTTATCAAGATTGTTGTTTTCTACAAAGTCAGCGATATCAGGATAGTCTTCTAATAGCTCTTCAACTAATTCTACTTTACCGGCTTCGCTTTTTATTTTTTTGTAAAGACTAAAACCGTTTCCATAAGTAGTTGACGCTAAAGTATTGATCCCTCCAACTGCAGCACCATTTCTTAGAAACTTTTTATTGTAGAAGTTTTGTGGATACAAATTGTCTGATCCCCACTGCACTATTTCAGCGGTTGATTCCTCATTAGAAGGATCTATTTGTACTTTAATCGGTTCTGGAGTAACCGATTTTCCAAAACCAGTCAAAGCAATTGACGTTTCACCTAGGTGGATATTTTTGTAATGTTTCATACTTAGTAGATAACTTCTTGATCATTAAATTTTGTGATGTATCTAAAATTGATTTTTATGATACGGCCATTTTCTAGTTCTATATTTCGAGTAGCGTTTTCAAAATGATTAGGATTTTTACGAATCCGTTCTTTTCTGTAAAAATGCTCTGCATCTATAAATGCTTTTCCTTTTTGCTTTGTGCCAATTAGCAATTTTGCATTTTTATAATTTTTCAAAACACCACCAGTATTATTGTTTTTATTCCTGGTCCTAAATTCAATATCGAAAGGGATGGCAATTCCTTGAACATCCACTTTCTTAATTATTTCTAAAACTTGTCTCAAAAAGATTCTCTTAATCATATTTCAAAATTCGCTATTTAAACAAACTATAAAAAGGACAGCTTTTTTTGACTATAGAATGTTCCCTTGTTATCATTAATTTTTTTATAAATAATTAAAAATCAATATTTTAACTTTTTTAAATTGCTTTTTATTCTCAAAGTGCATAAAAGTAGAGCGGCTTGCCCCTAATCTGTTTCTACACTTTCCGTTTTCAAAAGAGCGATATATGAGAGGCCAACCGCCCTTTGAGCAATTGGCCTCAGCATTAATTCATTTCGTGACCTTTGTATAATGGAATGTGCACTCGTTCGTCTCTATTCTTAATCAAGGCTAGTACCTTCTTGTAGTACCTCCAAAATAGAGGGATGTCAAATGTATCTGAGAAGTGTGTAGCATGTTCTTGAGGTGTATTCTTAGAGCGCTCGCTTCTTTTATCTTTGACAATAGTGTTGGGTTTATTTCCTGGTATCGCTGGAGCATTCTCTAACGAAACAATTAGATCTGCACAGTTGTTCTCATTGATTTGAATCTTAGGTAATCCTTTTGTACCACCATATTTCAATAAGTAATTCATCACAATAAATTTATCATTGTGACCAGGGTTCTCAGATCCTTTACGAACTTTAACTATCACTTTCCATCCGTTACGCTTAAAGCATTCAATGGCTTGCTCAGCAAATGTTAATCTTGAGTTGGCCTGTTTGTTGTTACCATTACGGTCATAGTAAAACTCGATCACGTTATTGTGCTTCTTCTTAGGCTCGTAGTATGGAGCAAATTCTTCATCAATCAAGTCATCAATTATCTTAGGCGATACAACATGGAACGTCTTGAGCTTACGGAATACGTCACCCTGATCCTGTGCAACAGTCATAGAGTTGAAATTACCCCAGTCAATTGTGACGATCAAGGGCTTGTGCTTCATGTAGTCAGTATCTTGGCGACAGTTGAAGTCTTTCTTCTTGGCATTAGTTCCAAGAGTTTCTAAATAGTTATTGTCATAAGAGTAGCGATAGTAGTGCTCCTTTGAATTCAATGCAGGATAGAATCCATTGGTTACCTTGGCAGGCCTAATATTGCGTATCTCAGCATCGTAGTGCATTTCAGAAGGCGCGTTATCTTTCATGCGCTCAAACCAATCGCTTGATAAATTATGTTTATTGATTGCAGCAGGAGCCTTAACAAATAAAACTTTCCATGGCTCTTTTTTAGCTAGAGTTTCAAGGTCTGTAAACCACTGGCCCTTTTGTGTCATCGCTACAGATGAAGCATAGATTTCAGCATTACAAAGAGGTTGGTTTTCATACAAGCCACCGCATGTAGAACGGTTTGTAGTTTGCACGTTATTAAACAATTTCTCCTGGTCTAGTAAAGCAGCTTCATCGCCAATAACAATTGAAGAGTTAATACCACGTCCGGCATTAGCTTGGTCATTAGAAACCATTATCCACACAAAACCATTCGAGAAGTGAATAGTATTATCCCATTTATCTGGAGATTGAAACGGCATCTCAAAACCAAGAGATTTACCTGATTTACCTACGACATAGTCAATCCCCTCATAAATACCAAACATCTCTAAACCCGCCTTAGTAGAAGGCAATGTTCTCGATAGCATTTGTTGGTAGGTTTCACCCACAAGAATACCAGTTGCACGTGGCATTTGTTTAACAGCCTCTTTAACAAACCAACCAAGTATTGTTGACTTCCCAGTACCACGCGCCCATTCAAGTACAATAGTTTTAATCCATACTTCAATTAACTTTTTAGGATTGTAAACTTTTTTACCTGATTGCTCTATAACAGCTATTTGAGCAAGATTAAGATCTATTTGGTTAGTCTTCATCTTCCTCCTCATTTACTCTTTCAAAATCAACATCTTCAGTATCCAGAGCATTGAAGTCGATAGAACCACCATCTTGATTTGCTTCGATCATTTTTAAGACAGATGGATGCGCTTTCAAGATATAGGTTTGTGCTTGCATTTTCTCTGGATCAAAATTAGGGTCAGAGTCTTTATCAAAACCACCGATTTTAATACGTTGTGCGATCACTTTTAATTCTAGTGCACCGTCCTTATCTCGTATTGCACGCTGTTGCAATCGCATGAGATCTTCTTCAATCAGGTATCGCTTAGCTTCTTTATGATTTTTAAGTATATCCCCAAAAATAAGGAGCGAATCGTTGACATATCGATATGCTTGTGCACGGCTAGCACCGTCATTAGCAAGCACAGAAACAGCTTGTTCCTTTGAGTGATAATTAATCATCAAGTTCCAAGCTTTATAAATATTTACACGAATTGCATCCTGCTTAGGACTAAGAGTAACACTTTCCTCTCCCTTTAAATAATACTTGCGTATCTTATCTAGGGTGGTTACTTTTTTACGTAAAATTACAGCGTTAGAACTCATGAATATTAGAATTTTAACGCAAGTAACTAAAACAGAAAGTGTAATTAAAGGACAAAGAAAAACCCACTGCTAGAGTGGGTTTTTCATTTTATTTAACTGTAGGGAATTTATCAATTGCCTTACCTAATAAGCCTACTATTGACTTAAATCCTAAATCCTTATGATCATCATCTTTAATCATTTTAGGATCCTCCTTATGATCTTGCATCCTTTCAAAATAATTCATGATTTGATTCCATTTTAAACTCTCTCTCTTCTGGTGTAATTTTTTACTAGATATTTTAATTACAATGTCATCTGAATCATCGATTAGGTCAGATTCCCAATCATATTCGTTAGAAATAGCTAACCCATATTCATTCAGTGATTTACCTATATTTTCAGATACAGCATAAATTGCAGATATATTTCTCTTATCCTGATTTATTCTTTCATAAGTGTACAATATACCTTTCAACAAACGATAGATTCCTGTAAATACTGCACTAAGAAAAATAGCCCAAGGAAGCTTGACTATCAACAATCCGAATGCCAAATTTATTATTTGCCATGTTGTAAAATGTGAACCTAAACGGGTAATAAAAGCATCATAACTATCAAAAGATTTTAATATACTGGGGATACTAAGTCCAATTGCTAGTGTAGTTATGAAAAGCAGTATATAAATTACATTTCCATACAGTTTCATGTTACTATTTGTTTCTGTTAAAAAATCACGGAATTGAGTAATTATCTTTACTTTTTTATTAGCATCATCTGTAGTAAATTGTATCTCTTTCTTAGATTTTTCCAATTGAGCTTTAATATTTTCTTCAATTTCGTGAGTTTCATTTCTTAAAAAACTTTCCTTTTTCAAAAGTTCAGCATCTAATTCATCCCTTTTTTGAATCAATCCATCAATTTCGTTTTGCAAATTAGAAACCAATTTATAAGCAATTGAACTATTGTTGGAAGCACTTTCATCTGTACCAAGTAATGCCATCAAATTACTTTCTTTTTTTTCTAATGACGAAAGTCTTTTTTGATAAGCTAATATGCTATTTTTTAAAGTGGTATGTTTGATATTTAACGACAAATCTAAATTCGTAAAACTTTCTTTTAGATTGTTGTATCCTTTCTGACCGCTCTCAAAACCTTCAATATTTAAGTTAGGGATTGCATTTACCCCATAACCTATTGTGGGTAGTTGAGATAGCAAACTATCAATTCCGGAAATAATCTGTTCCACTGACTTCGTTTCTTCCATTTTGTTTTATTTAGTAATAGTTTAGATACAAACATACAAAAATTTACAAATGAAAAAGCCACTCATTGAGTGGCTTAGTTTTTATTCGAAATATTTATCAATTTCAATTTTGGACAATATCTGTCCATTTTTTGTGATTTCAAACTCAAGATGGTTTTCACGCATGTACTTAATCCATCGCCTTACATCCACATCAGTGTATTTTGGGTCGAGTTCAATTCCTCGGCATTGTCGCCAGTTCTTTTCACAAGAAATCAGTGTCGTTCCAGAACCTAGAAAGGCATCACCGACCAAGTCATATTGCTTTGAACTATTCTTCATTACATAAGAGAACAACTCGATCGGTTTCATTGTTGGGTGATCTTCACTTTTGTTTGGTTTGTCAAACTCTAAAATAGTGGTTTGCTTTCGGTCTGAATACCAGTTGTGAGCAGCTCCTTCTTTCCATCCGTAAAGGCAAGGTTCGTGCTTCCAGTGATAATCTTGCCTACCCATTACAATACTATTCTTTAACCAAATTAAACATTGTGCCAATTTAAATCCAGCATCTTTCAAAGCATTTCTAAAGTTGGCTCCTTCACTATCTGCATGGAAAACATAAATAGCACTGCCTTCAAGAGTGTGATCATATGCAGCTTTATAAAATTCAAAAAGGAAAGTGTAAAAATCTGCACTTGACATGTTATCGTTTTTAATTTGCAACTTGTCCTTAGTACTTCCGGTGTAGTTCACATTGTAAGGAGGATCTGTTAAAACCATGTTTAATTTCTCATTATCTTTTAACAGCTCACTATAGGTGTTTTGGTCACAGCTATCACCACAAATTACACGATGCACTAATTTCTTTTGAATCGATCTCATCTCATAGACATCACCTAAAACTGTAATTGCTTCTTTAGCTGGCGTGGGATCAAACTCAGATTCTTCTTCAGAAGTTAACTCAGCAGCTAAATCCATTTCAGGAAGAGGAATATCATCAATATTTAAACCTAAAGACAACAGATCAATATCATCAAAAATGGCATTTAAAATATCGATATCCCACTCACCAACTGATACGTTTGAGCGAATATTGTACTCCTTAAACTCTTTTTCAGTTAGCTCACGGTTCGGAACCCGCACATCTATCAGTTCATCGCCTCTACCAATTTCGAGTAGAACCACCACACGTTGATGCCCTGCAATAATAACATCATTGGTATTAATTGCGGGAATTTCGGCAAGGTTGTATTTTTCTAAACTTTCTTTAAGCTTTTGTTTTTTATCCTCTGAGAGTTTACGAGGATTGTATTCATAAGGAATTAAATCCTTCACTCTTCTTTTTTCGGTTGACCACTCCAATGGAGCTAATAATAATTCACTCATCTTTCAATAATTTTCTAATAGTTTCTAAATCAATTTTTAATTGATGCAATTGCTCGAGCTTACTATTTAGTGCATTTAAAAGAGTTCTATCTTCAGGTGAGCTAGCAACAGCTTCTCTTTTTGATTGAACGGTCTTTTCTCTTTTACTAATTCTAACCTCGAGCCTATTTCGCATCAAAAATAATTTGTCTTTCGAATAACTACTGAAATTCTCGCTTTGATCAGTAGGCATAATTCGATTGTGATCTTTCCAGTGATCAAGTATTTTCCAAGCGCGGTCAATTTTGGTCCACAAATCTTCCAGTTGGATAATTAATTTTAATGCAGCTTCATCATTCTCTCCAGAGCAAGCATTCAATTGAAATTTTAATTCACAAGCTAAGTACCAGTTGCTAATACGCTCTCGATAAGTAGCGTGCAGCTCCATTGGGTACATGGCCATTGATTCCTTTTTAACAGCCGTCTCTACAGATTGCTCTATAATTTCCTTATTAGAGTCTTTGACTACTGTTTTTAAAGGTTCCGGTTCTTTTTTAACTCGTATTGTAGGAGTAGCAACAACAACGTTAGCTCCTGATAAAAGCGCTTTCTTTAGCTCGTATTTTAGCTTCAAAAAATTAGAAGGATTTTCTTTTAAAAAATTTCTAACCAGGTTGTTATTTCGAGAAGGCAACTCGCTGTACAGTTTAAAACCATCAGCATAACTTCCATTATTGTCAAACCAAGATTGAATATCCATATAAACTAATTTTAAAAAAAGCTCCGAATATTATATCCGGAGCTTTACTACTAACTAACCAAAAAAAACTAAATTTTACTTATATGAGGATCATGCCTGGTAAGACTGGCTATTTTAAGCCTAGTAGCTATATTGAGTAAGTAAGCCGTCTTAACATCCGTTGCAATTTTATTTTCATAACAACGGTTAAAAACATCTTGTTCAAAAACATTTTGATACTGATCATTAAAATCAGTGTAATGCACATCAAATAATACATTTTGATCTTCATTATTGATCGAATATCTATTCGCCAAAATTAAATCCTGATAATTGAAATCAGAATTTAGCTGATCAACAATTGCTTCTGGTTCATAAATAAAAATATCTTTATGAACACTCATAGCAGATACCGTACTAAAGGCTAAGCCACACATGGCTAGTAGGACAATTTTTTTCATAATTATAATTATTAAATGATTTACTTAAATCGTAAAATTCTAGCTTTTGCAGCGTCCTGAATTTTTGCGTTATCAGGTTTAGCTAAAGCCAAAACTTCAACATCCTGTACCCTTCTTGCTTTTTCGATTAGAGAAAGCAAATCTTTTACAGTTTCTTTTTTAAAGAGCTCCTCGGCACCAGGTTTCAATCCTAAATTTTTAAACCCTCCTTTATATACCTCAAGAGCGTTATTAGGAATTCCTGTGCGCAAATCAAACCTTGAGCGATCATTTAAAACGAACGCACAAGGAATAAGTAGATTTACTATCTCAAAGTATTTTTTCATACTAAGGAGTTACTGCAGCTGGTTCTTGAACCGCGCCAGAATAGACAATAGGAACACAGTATGATTCAAAGGTGAAATTCACCACCTTATCATCTTCACCACCTTTTCCAGTCGTTGCTTTACCCTCTACAATGTAGGCAGGATTGAACGCGTCGCCAATTAATCGCTTTTGCCCATCTCGCTCTCTAACACAAAAAATCATCGGTGTGTTCTTGTGGGTTCTCATGAACCCTAACACCTTTTTGTTGTTACTTGAAACAGCAAAAGGAAAAGAACTCTTCGTCTTTTTGTTTCCTTTGTTCCCCACAAGATCAACCGTTACTTCTCCCGAATCTGGCATAATAGCAATTGTACCAAATCCTTTTCCTGCTTGAAACACGATGTCTTCAGTTACTGTAACTGCAGTCTCATAAGTGTATCCAGGATCCCCAAAATTTAATGGCATTGGAAAAGTGGTGATTTGAGGATGAATGGCATAATTCACATCCACCTCAGAAATACCCGCTTGCACCTCATTGTTAACGCATGCTGGTAAATTTTCTAATGGTAATTCGTCAAAACATGTATCCATGATCTATTTTTTTAAAAGTTTAACAAATGATGAATTTCCAGAAATAAGCAATTCCATTGCGTCTTTATCTTGAATCCATTCTTCTTGAGATCTATTTACTCCAAGGAAGTTAAAGCGAGCAGGAGCTGTTTTTTTGAATCCATAAGTAGATCCATTAAAATCAAATTCCGCTTCATTTTCTTCTTCTTTTGTTTCAGTAGGAACACCTGTAAAATCTGCTAGAGCTTGCTCAGCTAGATTAATATTTCCTTGCACAGCTATTTTGTCTTCATCAGAAGCGTCTTCTGGTAAATTCTCAAACGCTGTTTTTGCTTCAGTCACAGCAACAGTTAATTCAGCTATCTTTTCGGCTTTTACCTTTTTTATAGCTGCTTTCAATTGCTCAACAGTTAAACCTTCGGTATCAATACCGAAGGTTTTTGCTTTATCTATTAATTGATCTTTAGTCATCTTTACTAGATTATTAGATTACTTCTTCATGAGGATAGTACATCTTCATTTTTTCAGCATTACCTAGACCACGAACAATCCCAGCGAAATCAGCCACACAAACAGCCTCATTCATCAAGAAATCATATCCTTTCCAGAACTCCATAAAGATTTTTACTTTATAGTCTTGAACTTGAATCATCGTGATCTTTGGTGGGTTGTCGATAACGTCAATAAGATTCAACATTGCACCTTCAACAGTACAAAAAATCTTGTCGTCAGCCATATTTGTATGACCCACTAACGCTCTTTTTCTCAAAGGCGATCTAGTGTTGTCAGCTTCATCATACTTAGGAGATTGATTGTACTTTTCGCGATAAGCAATCTCGTAGCGCTCCAAGTTATTCTCCGACATGTGGATTTTTTGGATTTTGTTTTTCAAAATCTTAGGTAAACCTCTCTCAAATGCTAAAACCTGATCGTAGATATTAGAATCTGTCAACGCTTCTAATGGAATTTTAAAAACTGGACGATCAGTGTTAGCAACAGCTAATTCAATGATCTTGTTCCATCCATTTAAAGAATAACCAAATTCACCATCAGCAGTTCCTCCAGTTGTATCACCAATCCAAGACAACAATTCTAAATCGTCTGTTACTTGCGTCAACAACCAATCAATGATGATTTTGCAAATTTGCTTATTGGTAATCTCAACATCCTCCTCATATAAATCTGCAAGAGCTGTAGAAAGTACTTCAGCAGGAACGATTGGGAAATTGACTTTTTGATGGTAGTTTTTCAATTCTTTGTCTCTTACAGAGAATTTACCTAGTTCTTGCCATTCAGCTTTAAAACCTTGTACAACGTGCGACATGATAGAATCAAGTACTTGATAGGTACCTTTGATTTTAGTCACTTTACGACAATGCGCATCAACCGTAATAGTCATGGCACGAGCGAAATCTGCTTTTGAGATTCCTTTGTTCTGAACAACGAATCTTTGCAATTCGTCAGCTAATAATTGAATATCCATATTATTTCATTGAGTTGATTAATGAAGTGTCTTTGTCCTGGTCTAATTCCTCCTCAAAAGAATCACCATCTGCCTTTGGTTTTGATGCTTGCGCACCAGAGCGTTTTCCATATTCAGCTACTTTTGCGCCAAGCAAAGCAACTTTGGTGTCAGCAGTAGCAGTTGCTTCAACACTAGCGGTTAAACCAGCCGTTTCAAGCGCGGTTGTAATAGCAGTATCGATCCCAGTAACAGTTGCTTGAGCAGTCGTTACTTTTTCTTTTTCAGCACTAAGTGCTGTTTCGTTTCCAGCTAATGAAGCCTCTATTGTTTCCAGTTGAGCCTCTGTAAGCTGTACTCCCTTATTTCCAAGAACTGTAGAAATGGTTGCGATACCTTCTCCTTCAATTCCAAGAATGCTCTGAATAGCAGGAAAGCTTTTCGTCGTTTTTGACATAGTCTTGGGTTTATTAGATTGATTTTTATTTGAATTTTTATTTGTATTCGCTAGCTCAAAAACTTTTGCAACGGCATCTTCTAGAGATCCATTAGCATCAATTAATCCCATTTCAAGAGATTGAACACCGTTCCATGTTCCACCTTTAAAAACGGTTTCATTCAACTGAGGTCTTGCCGCTTTCATATCATTGTGAAAAGTGATCACCATAGGATCTAACTCTTCTCTAATGTATTGCTTGATTCCTTCTTCACCACCTTCTTCAACAGCACGATGGTTTTTATTCTTATCCTCAGATAAGCTGGAATACATCGTGTTTACCTTTGCTCCAAAATGTTCAAGAATACCATCATAATTAACCATGGTACAATAAGCGCCAATGGACCCAATAGCATCTGCACGTTTATTTGCAATAATATAAGAGGAAGGAGCTGCGATGTAATACATGCCGGAACAGGCATAACCACCAGTATAAAACACAAATGGTTTTACAGCTACAAAGGCTGCAACTGCATCATAAGTCTCAGGAGTTCCATAAACTTGACCACCACCTGAGTCACCATCAACAACAACACCTACAACAGTAGGATCATTTTTCAGTTGGTTTAAGATTCTAATGTAAGTTTGGGTACCTAACCAGTCATAAGTACTGAATTTTACTACCGGTTGTTTAAAAGCTAAAACAACAACGCGTTGCTCGGTACCAGAAGCTTCTAGAGTTCCATTACTAATTGTAGCACCATCAATAGATACACGAGTAATAGTTTTTAAAACATCCGATTCTTTTCTAGCTACAAAATTTTCACTTTTGTACAACTTGATTAAAGCAGGAACTAGACCAACTCCATAAGAGCGGTCTATGTAGAAATTACCAGAAAAAAGGGTTTCAATTTGGTTAGACATTGTTTACATGATATCGTTAGTATTATTGATGGTACAATTTTACTACGATATCACGCTTTTAAAAAGGACAGTGATTAAAGGGAAACCTTTAAATAATAGGAATTTCCACTGCATGTGATAGAAAATCCACTATAAGATTGCGGATCAGCGGTGTTTTCATCATCAAATGAATAATCTAGCGGCATCTCATTACAACCAAAAATCATCCTGCCTCCAGTGTAATGCAAAACAATGATCACTTTTTTATTTTGATACGATTCTAATTTGGCTTCATGCTCTGGTGACTGACCATTTATATCAAATGTGATCTTGTATGCTCTAATTAATCCCGCATCTGTTATTTTGCTTGATGATGGGTACTTGATATTCTCTGGGAGCAATGACACCTCGATGGCCAGATCATCATCATAAATAATATTTCGTTTTTGCAGTACGTAGTTTAAAGGATAAAAAACCTTTTTTGCATCTAGTATTGTAACCTTTGTTACATTTTTATAATTATCAGTAAAAGTTGCATCGATCATAATATATAGGTAAATGAATTAATATAGAAAACAGTAAATAGTAAGAGGACAAATTCGGCTCATTTTATTTTGTCCACTTGCAGTTATTTTAGGTTTCTGCGTAAATCTTTGAGCAAAGTTTCAAATTTGATGTCGTCTTCACTCATATTGTAATTAAATAAAAATTGTTTCAAGGAGGTTTCTTTGGGGATATGGTTTGCCTTATAATTCAATCCTACGTATGTTCTCATCTCTTCTCTAAATACATCATCGATACGCATATTGAATTTTCTAATGATTTTAGAATCAATGTAAATACCGCCTCTCTCCATGTAGCGCAAGGAAACTTCGACTGGAAAGAACAAATCACCAGACACTGATTGCAAGTCGCAAGGTTTTTTTGTCAAGATGTCTAACACCATCGAACCAAAGAAATCAGACTTGTTTGCAACCAGGGCTTCACCCACTTTATTTTGCAAATATTTATACACATGAGGCTTAACTGGAAACTTAATTACTACAGAGGAATGATCAGACATACGCAATATTTTTTATGGAGGTTATTTTCACAAACAAATATACATAGATTAATAGACATTTTTTTAACTTTTTAGTTCCACAGTTCCACACATTGAAAATCAATCACTTACAATGTAATTGTTTGTGGAACTATATGAAATTTGTAGGAACTATAAAAAAGAGTTCCACAAGTTCCACAAAATAAAAACAATGTAAATAGTATCTAAACTACTATAATATATATGATTATAAAAAAATTGTGGAACTGTGGAACTGTGGAACTCTTTTCTGCTTGAGTTTTTCAACTTCTTACTTTTCCAATACTTTTTTTAATTGGGGGGTACGGGGGGAAAATGAAAAAATCTAGAAACTTAGTTTTTTGTTTGGGTTCGTTCTGCGCTAATCCCTTCGGGATTAAGGCTCCACGTCTCCACGTCTCCACATTAAGCCTTATTAGCGTCGACATTGTAGAGCGGCCAAAAAAGGAACCAATCTAACGTGCTAATAATTACAGGTTCGAGACGGATCAATATTGCGTGTAATGCAAAGAAACCGCTGTGCTATGCGAGTATTTAATTACCATCCTGGTGTCGAAGTAGAGTGCGGATTGTTACAATTTAGAGCAGCGACATATGCAACAATAATAAAGGCATCGTGTAATTTTGCGAAAAAGCAATATGATATGAAAAACTCCAATTATTTTGACAAGATTCCCGAAATAGAAGAAGCAAAGGAGAAGCTGCAGGAAGCGATAGAACTGTTCTTAGTAGATGAGATTACCTTTGAAGAATATGAAGCCTTCCAGCAAGCTGTGACTGATGCTTGCAATAAATACGATATTAACGGAAACCTAAAAAACCCTACTAAATGATAGTAGGGTTTTTTTTTGTTCTTGGATTCAATACTTCGACTACTGCACTGTTTCACTACAGCCACTATTATAAATGATAAAACCGCCTAAAATAAGCGGTTTTAATTACAGTCCTGGTGGCACACTAGAGCGCATAAAAAAAGCAATCAGTTACTATTGTTCCCTGATTGCTTTATAGCGATTGTACCGAATGACATTCTTTATGCATTGCTCGCTTATATTTTGTTTTTTGATTTTGTTATTCTCATAGGCGATAGTTTAGTGGTTGTTTATTTGCAGAATCTAAAATACAATATAATTGCGGTTAAGGCTAGGGACTAACTTGCGCTAGTCAAAATCGAAAAGACTTCGGCTAGCTGACAGTTATGCGTCAGCTTGGTTGGAGTCTTCAAGAAGTTCCGTAATAAAATCTCTAATTTCTTTTAAGGCGGATTTATCAATATCGATATAAGCATAACCGTTACTTGTTTCTAAAGTAAATTGACTGAAATCTGTTTGAATTCTGATAAGAAATTTTCCGTAGCCATCTCTTCCTTTTAAATCTGCGTAGTGTTTTGTAATTTTTGATTTCATTTTTTTAGGTGTTAAAAAAGCCGAACGCATAACAGCGGTTATAATCAATGGCAATTTTTGTTTTAAGTTCGTAATTCCGTTTCGCAAGGCATTCGTCTTATCCGAAAAATCTCGGTTACGAAATTTGCCACAACTTCAAGCCGCAGCCGTTACATAGTTGGTTTTTGGTTAGAAATAATTGAATGCATCATCACAATTGATTTATTTTGAGCTTCTATGAAAGTTTTAAAGGGGCCGTCATTAAAATCTGTAACTTCTTTGAATAAACTCCCAGTAATATAATAATCAAACTCTCCGTCATCATATCGTTCTACATAAGAATGTAAGTTGTGGATCTCTCTAAACCACTCTGTTAAATAGGCATTTTTAGCTATATTTTGAAAATTATTGAATAGCTCTTCATGATTAAATGCCGCAACTGATATTTTGTCCTTGTTAAAATAATTATAGAACCATTTTTGAAAATCTAAATCTACTTTCGACATAATTTTTACTTATTAGTTGTTATTCATTTTGTTGTTAGAACTGACCGCATTAATTTTCGCTAGTCAAAATCGAAAAGACTTCGACTAGCTGACAATCAGCAATATTTAACTTTTTTGTTCCAGCAAATTATCTGGCCTTTGAATGGTAATTTTGAAAACCAATTTTGAAAATCAACGGAATCCAATCCATCGTTTTCTGCTATGATCGAGCAGTTTTCACTTCCAAAAGAAGCGATCCATACCTGGTTAATGTATATTTTACTATTCTCTAATATTTCGAAATCATACACGTCTGTAATTAGTGTGTCTTCATTAATAATGATTTGTTTTGAATTGTAAGGCTTTCCACTCCAAACTCTAGGACTAAAAAAATCACCTTTTTTAAAACGATTTCCTGATCGTATAGTATGGTTTTTTTTAGTGGTGATCCTAACTTGGTTATCTACAGTTTTTAAAAAATCAGATAGTACAAATCCAAATTTAAGACCTGGGTTTAAATCCCACAGATCAAACAAATCCTGTGTGTGAATTAACTCTTCATTCTTTTCTAATTCGAAATTAAAGGAGTTCCAAAACTTCTCCACGAAATTGGTTTTTTCTCCTTCTCTGGGGTGCCCTTTTTGAAAGGTTCTCGAAAACGTGATTACTTTTGCCATTTTAAAGTATTATTTGGTTGATAACTGACCGGCATTAGTGTTGGTCATTTGATTTTATTATTAGGCTGCAGAAAAATGTTCTACAATGCTGTTAAAGTTTCCATGATTTATGCTTTAAAATTAATCTCTCCGCTTATCACGGTTAAGTGTTGCTCCAGTCTCAAATGAATTTTTGCAATAATAGTGTCGCGCTGGCTGTCACTTATTAGTTTATGAAAGTTCAAACTCATAGCGTGAAAAGCATGTTCTTGAATGGTTTTAACTTCTAGCTTTGAGAACGTTATTTTTTGTGCTTTTAATTGCTTGGCAATGGTATCGTCAAACAAGGAGTATTTTATTTTTACTTTCATCTTATGGCTTGTATTTGTATTGCTGCTCCATCTATGAGCAGCAATACCATTAAACTTAAAACTGAAAAAGAAAAACCGAGTATAAATCCAACAAATAGGGCTTTCTTTAAATCTTCTTTATCAAATGAATTGCTGATTTCAAATTTCATCTTACTCATACCTTTTGTGTTTCAAATATTTCTACCTCGTGACCATCGTTATACTCTAAAATTTTAACCTGTATTCCTGGAGTGTATTCTTGCTCTGTAATTTGCTTTCGATTATAACCGTACTGCGGTTCAATATCATTTTCATCTACTGGCTTAAAAGCTTGTTTTACAAAACCAAAGCCTTCTAAACTTTGTGCTTTTCCTGCTAATGAAATACCTAATGCAATATGTTTAGCAAAATCTTCTTGGCGGTTGCCCTCTTCAGTTTCAAAGAAACTTTCTGACCACTGCTCTAAGTAATCTTCGGTGTAAATGCTATCGTCAATTGTGATTTCGTATTCGTCTGTTCTAACTACTTCAACTGTGAATTTTTGTATGGCCATGATGTTTTTATTTTATAGGGTTTTCAATTAATCCGTAGAATTCAAATTTGCCACATTTTGGGCAGGCGTGGTCAAAGAAACCATTCACTACTTCCACAGGGACTTGGTCTGCAATTTGACCTTGCCACTTGCACTTTTTGTTGCAGCATTCATATCCTTTGGGTTGCTCTTTCATTCGAGTATATTTTCTTTTCGGCATGATGCTTATTTATAGGTTTTTTTGTAAAATTCTCTCTTCTTCCATCATCTCGTTAAACATTGCGTCCGATTTTTTAACAAGTTTTTCAGTCAGTTCTCCAATTGACTCCGCATAGACCCAGAACTCGGTTGTAATACCTCCCGATATTCGATAGCTACTCAAAGTACCGTCTTCTTTAAACCTGAAGCAATCTGCTTCTGCGATACTACACTTAGCCAAAAAACCTAGGCAATCATTTCTAAATAGAAAATCCACAAGTCCATTCCCTTCTTCTATTTCAGAATTTATTAATAAATGAACATCCTCTTCGTTGCGCCAACCTAAAATTTCACATATCTGTCGTGGTTCTAATTCTTCAAAATATTCTAACCCTTCTGACTTTCTTTCTTTACACATTTCATTTGAGATGAAGAAAATGTTTTCAAAATATGCTGAATGTCCTTGTTCTATTTTTTTATATAAATATTTATTCATGATGTTTTTATTTTATGATTAAACTATTGATGTATAATTCTCTAATGATTTCGGCATTAGTATTACTTCCTTTGAATGCTTTTTCCCACTCGACAATGCCTAGTGTTTTCAAGCGGAGAAAACCTTTTCTAATCGCTCTGATATTTTGACTAGAATTAATTATATTTTTTTGCGCTGAGTTTATGGTTCTAAAAGCCTGCGATGCCTTAACGCGTTCTCTAATTGTTTTTACTGGTGTGATTTCTCCAAAGTTTTGTGTGATTTGAAATTCCATAGTCTTATGCCTTTATTAGTTACTTGCCTTTTCCCACTTGCATCCTCCTGCAGTTGCTTGGTGTCCATTTACCACGCGGTAAATTCCTTGAATAGAAACACCGGTTCTTCTAGAGGCTTCACTGCAGCTTTCAAACTGAATCTTCTCACCATCGAGGATTTGTATTACTGGCTGTTGATTATTAACGTTCTTACCGTTGCACTTTCTCGAGTTTTCGTCAGCATTTTCTAAGTTGTATAAATCTGCTTCTGTCCACTCTGAGCGTCTCTTATTCCATAAGTAATGGTGTGGGAACTCGCGTAATTTTAAAATTTCTTCTTCTTTTGTCATCGCTAAATGTGTTTTAAATTGTGTTTATAATAGATTGTTTTTCATACAGATATCTTTGTATAACTCAAGGATTTTATCCCAAATGGAAGGAACTAGCACTTTTTCTGTTACAAAACCAGTTCTCGTCTTTTTCTCTACTGTTTTGTAGTATGGTTCGTCTAAATAAATTTCGTCACCAATCTTTTCATTGCCGTTACGGCTGATGATGATCTTATATTTCTTAAAGTTCGAAGGCTTAGGGTAAATAATTACTCCCATAGCGATTGCGGGTTTTGAGTACTTGTAAAATGCTTTTCCATCCATAATTAAAATCCTTCAGGTATTTCTAATTGAGTGTCGTTGATGTCGTCAATATTTAATATTCCCATGCGCTGCATTACGGAGTAGTTAAAAGCGTAACCGCTAGGGCATTTGTCCCCCATTCTTTTACTCTTAAATGCACCTATAAAATATTTGTCTTTAGATTTCAAATAGTTTCTAATTGTCGTAGCTCCTATCACTTCCTCGCCTTGGCGTTTTGTAACTTCTTTGTGATAGTCCTGGTGTACTTTGTTGAAGTTCAAAAACAAAATTTTATCACTATTTTTATTAATCCAAGTGGTCTTTTCTCCCTTTTTAACCGTGATATCAAATGATGACTCACGCTCGATGATAAAGTCTTGCGACTGTCTAATTTGTTTTTCTCCTACTAGATATTCAATAACTCTCCAGAATGCTGCAAGACCATCAGAGTCGGCAATAGTCTCTGAGTTTTCGACTATAGAATCTTTTGTCAGTTCTAAGTACTCCTTATAAGTAAATGGAAACTTGAATTTGTCTTCAAGCATTTTAATGATCACTAAGAGTTGTAAATAATTGTCAAAAATTCTGTTTTGATATTCCTGGTCCTTCAAGGCTATTTTTAATTCTTTTGAAGTTTCAGAGTATACTCTAGTCAAATTTTTTGACACATATTCACGGTGCTTAATGATGTCAATGATAAAAGACGAAACCCCTTGTTTGTTCCAAGTGATTAATTTGTTGTACTCTTCTTTAGCTTGGGGAGAATGTTCTTTATTCTCAAAATTGCATATAATAGAGCGGGAGGGAAGCGCACCGTCATCACGTGTAGGCAAGTACTGTCCAGAGTAATAGATTGCTGAGTTTATTTTATCGACTGTGGTTCTATTACTTTCAAATCCTTTTCCTTTTTCACGGCCTATTCCATTCCAAGCACCCTTTAATGTCTGGTGCATTGATTCGTCGATATCGTCTCGCATTTCATCACAAAAAACGATTGTGTTTTTACATCTTGTGAGCCTTCTTGATAAACCTACTAGAGTAGAGGTGTTCAATTCTAAAGGGTTCAAGTCATAGTAGAAAAATGATTGCAAACAAGACCCAAAACCTGACTTACCACTATCTTTTTGCCCAAAGCCTCCAAATAATGGAAAGAAGTTATAATGCTGTAAAAACAAATCCCTAAAGTTGGCAGCGATACAAAATGCAAGTCCTAGTTTTCCTTTATCACCAAAAACTGTTACCAGTTGTTGTCCCCATTGATCTAATGATACCGGCGCTATTTTATGAATAAAGTGACGGTCGTTTTCAAATGGATCATCTCCTTCGTTTGCGGACTTGTATATTTCAGAGTGCGATGGAGAGTAAAAGTGGGTAATGTCAGAGCGGTATTCACTGTCAGTCTTTTCTAGTCCTTCTACATGCACGATACCGTACTTATTTACTTTATGGAAATTATTGTCGTGGTAAACACCATCAGCAAAGGCAAAGAAACCTTGGCGCTGTTGCCCTAATATTTTCAATTCTGAAGCGGTGATAAAATCTTTCAATAATTTTTTAGAAATTAAGTGAAAATCAATTTGGCGTGCCTCTGGTTCAAATGAAAAGTATCCTTCCATGATAAGACGTTCTTTGAATTTTGTCCAATTGATCAAATCAGTACTTTCAAAATCAATTAATCTTTTATGGCCAAGAACATTGATCACTTCGCATAAACGCTTATTGTCTTGGCGTCCCTCTACGTGAAATAAGGCTTCCACTCTAAAATTAGTCCCTCTTATAAAATTGCTTTTATCTTGAAACCAACACACATTCCCGATAATGCAAAATCGGTCTTCTAAAAATTGATTTTTATCCGCGCCATCTGGCAAGCCTAGAATTTCATATTCTGTTTTTTCGGCCTCTTGACTGGCTTTTTTCTTTGAAGCTTCCTCTTCTTCTTCATACCCTTTAATAATATCAAGGAATATTTGTGGTTTTTGGTCTAGAATTTTAGCTACTGATTTGGCATATTCTTTCTGAGCTATTTTATTATGCACCGCGTGTAAGGTTCTGGCCATACCCTCTACGGCAACAGAAACAAGTGAAGGTTCATACTTAGGGAAATCAGCTAGTTGTTGCGTTACTTCCTTTTCTAATTCTGCGATTTGCTTGAATAACTTTGTGTTTTCAATTTTTGCAAATTTTCTATCATTGGTAGTGAGGGCTTTCATTTGGTCCTCAGTAGTCATTTTGAAACGTAAGTTCTCAATTTCAGTATCGAGCTCTTTTCTCAATGTTTGCTCCAGTGAAATTAGTTCTGGGTTTACAGCTTCAGTTTGCAAGCATTTAGCTTTCCATAAAAGACCATCCTCACGATTTTTTTCAATAAACTCATTTATATTAAGTTTTTTAGACAATGAATCAGGATCCTCACCCTCTGGGCAAATCACAACTTCTACTTTAAAAGCATGTTTAAGTAAGATATCGATATCTCGGTGTATCGCTCTTAGTCCTGCAGCATCCCCATCACGAAAAATGATTACATGCTTACAAAAACGGCTCAATAGTTTTGCTTGGTAATTCCCTAATGCCGTTCCGCAAGGTGCTACAGTGTTATTTGCTCCCGCTTGGTGTAGCGCAATTACATCAGTATAACCTTCAGTTAGAATCGCTTTTTTACTAGAGGTGATGGCTTTTTTTGCTTGAAATATTCCGTATAAAACACGCTCTTTAAGGTACAGTTTGCTTTCTTTCGAATTCAAATATTTGGCATACTTGCTGTCTTCATCTTCATTTGATCTTCGACCCCCAAAAGCAATGATTTCCCCACGATCATTCTGAATAGGAAACATGATTCTATTCCTAAAAAAGTCAAATGAAACGCCATCTTTTGTATTAGTATATCCTAGTGTTTTTGATACTTCAAGATTTCCAGAATTAATAATTGGAGTGGTAATAAAACGTGGCTCATTAGGAGCAAATCCTATATGGAATTCTTGTACTATTTCAGAGGAAAAACCTCTCTCACTGAGTGTTTCTTTTACCCAGTGCTCTCTTGGTAATTTGTGTAGTGATTTTTGATATTCTTCAGCCATGAATGAAACTGCTTTTTTCATAAGCAATTCTTCATCATTCATTCTTTTTAAATCTTCAGACTGCTCTTCATATTGCAAAATAATATTGCAAATTTCAGCGGCTTTTTCGATAGCTTGAAAAAAGCTTATCTGATGTCTTTTCATTAAAAAAGTAACAGCATTCCCTCCAAAACCTGCTGAGTAGTCATAGAATACGTTTTTCACTTTATTGACTTGTAACGAAGGTGTTTTGTCATCTGTGAATGGAGACTTGCAAAAATCATTCACTCCTTTTTTAACTAGCTGCTCAGATGCACCTATTACTAATTCAATACTAGCTTCTTCGAGTACATTGTCAATTGATGTTTGTTTTATAAATTTCATGTTAAACTCGAGTATTTAAATTCATTCCTAAAGCGTTGCAAGTGTTAAGTAGAGCAGGTGAGGGAGTAGCGATAAAATATTTGCGGTGCAGTGTTTCTCCTTCTTTATATTGATCAACGGTCATCCCATATAAGTTGAGTTGTTGCTGTAATGTTGCTATTTCATTTTCAAGAGCAGGTATTTGTGAGTCAATCTCTTTTTCAGTGAAGTGTCCAGAGTGCTTTACATTTTCTACTTTGGCTTCAAGAAGTTCTATTCTATATATTATTGCAGTGTTAGTCATAGTAAGTGATTTAGAATTTGCTATTTGGTTCAATTTTTTTGAGTTTCCTTTTATAGAAATTCATCATTATTTTTTTGTCTTTTTCGTCAAAGTCATGAGACATATCTACCTCTTGAATTTTGATTTTTAAAATAGCTGCTTGTGCGGTGGGTGTGATTTTGTTAAACATGGTGCTGAAGTATTTGATGTTCATAAGCCAGTGCTACTAATCGAGGTCTAGAAAAAACATTTAATTTTTCATAGAGAATTTTCTTCTTTGTCTCGAAATTATTTACAGAAACGTTTAGTTTTTCGGCCATTACTGGAATTGTATCCTCAGTAGCTAAAAGTTTGATCATTTCTATTTCGAATGGAGTGATTATGTGTCCGCCTATTTTAAAAAAGTCGCAAACAATACCCTCCATAGAACAGTTACCTCTGTAACCACATTCGTGATATTCGGCATCAGATAGAACACCATCTTTAAAATCTGCAGTAAGATCAAAACCTCCAAATCTGCAATCAGCAAATTTCTCTAGTTGTTCATCTTCACTTTCAAAGCCTGCAGCTATAAGAGCTTGCACCGTTGATGGAGATCTGTCTTTCTCTTTTCTCAAAATTTGTAAAAACTCTTGTGGTAAATTAAAAAGAGGCTTAACCATTCCAGAATGTGTTGCCATCATCTTACCTTGTACAGAAAACATTTCAATGTTTTCATCAACCAAACCGCTGGGAATTTGTATATTTGTCATCGCTAAATGATTTAGAAAAAACCTCGAAGGCTTTAATTAGTTTTAGAGGTTTTTTTTTGTGCTCTTCCGAAATTTTCAAGTGTTTTTTGATTCTTAGAACCCACTTCGATTAAAGCCTTCATTATATCTTCATTAAAAGCACCTTTATCGGCTGTTTTCACTCTAGAGATGTAAACCTTTGAGTAGGTCTTCTCTATTTTTCCTTTACTTTTCCACTTCTCAAGAAGTTTTTGCGTTAGCACTACAAAGTTGTGTGGTAAGCAATCAAGTGCCGTACAAATAGAATCGGGGGTGATTCCATTGTTTTTTTTCTGATCTAAAGTATTATCTTTGTTTATCAT